ACGTTCTCCTCGAACTCGGCCCCTTTCGTGGTCTTGTAGAGACGTTTCAGTTGAAACTGTACATCATAAAGCGCCGACTTAATGTTTCGGTCTCTGATTAACAGTGTTCTGTCAATAAAACGTCGTTCCTTATGCGGTGTCATTCTGTACATGTTTCAACCTTTCGTTTAGTAGCAAAGTGCGTAACGGCTATCTCTTTTGCTAAAGATCTTGGAAACCTTGTCAACACCAGCCTTCAATGCACCCAGGATGCTTTTGCCAAGATTTCCGCCTTCACGCTTGAGAGACGCAATGAGCTTGTCAAGTTCCGGTCTAACACCACGCCAGAGGGCTCCAATCGCGGTTTCATCCTTGCCCCTTGAGGCGAGAATTTGTTTCAGCTTTCCGACAATGGACTCAGCCTGCCCCTTGATCTTGCTCGTTACGGGATCTGTTAAGTTTGCCTTGATGCTAGACTGCAATGCCGCACCCGGAGCTTCGAGAACCTTAACGATTGGTGCAGAAATGATTCTGACCAAAAGCGGAACCAGCAAATTGCTCACAGCGAACATCGCCGCAGATGCGAGAAAATCTTTTCTCATGCTGCGTGAATAAATCACACTGTCTAATTTTCTGAGAATTGCAGCGTCAATTCGACGGTTCAATATTTTTGTCTGTTGAGACGATAAACCTCGAACCGGCTTGAGCAATTGAAGGAGATTGCGCTTCGCATACGAATCAATGATGAACTTCGTGGCTCCAATCGAATCGCGTCTCGTCACGCCTTGAAGCGCATAATGACACATCTTTTTGCGTCGGTACATGGCGTCGTGAACGATCCGATCGACGAAACAAGCCGAATCTTCTCTCGGCAGTGCCTTCATCTTGTTATACTGGCCATACACCTTACCGTAGATTTGATTGATTTTATCTTTATTCTCAGGCATCAGCTTCACAACCGCTTTGCACGCTTTGGCAAATGCGTTGATCGCTACTTCTGGAATAAGTTTATGCTCGGACTTGAGTTCTTTTTTCGCCTTTTCTATTTCGTTCAGCGCCTCTTGTTTTGTGTTCCCCGCACGGAAAGTATATGCAGATCCAACAAGTGATGCCAGACCGCTTAGTCCTGCGCCAATAATTGGGCCAATAAGCGCCGCCAGAACTATATCGTTGTGTCTGACAGAGAAACAAGCCGAATCTCCGAATGCAGAGCTCCACTTACCTTTAATGGCGCTTCCGAAATTGGAAATACCAGTCTTGATTGACTGAGCAATGGCCCTCACTTTGTCCTTGAGAGACACCTTGAACTTTGTGAGTTTTCCGAGCAACGAGGGGATATCAGCATACTCTTTCTTTCGCAGCTTCGATTCGGTTCTTTCAATCGATGCCTGTAAATTGCGCTCCGAAATGCCGTACCGTTTAAGACGATGCCACAAAAGTTTTTTGATACCGACGAGGGCAGCAACAATGATACCACCGGCGATAAGGAGCTCTTTTGTGTCACCGGACTTTGCGGCCTGTTGGTATTTCGCAGATTCTCGCTCTATGTCATGCACGTATGCATCAACGTCAATGGACGCCCCCTTGAAGTCGTCCATTGCTTTTTGCCAAGCAGAATACGATTCCTGACCATCGTCAATATATCGACGTGCGTCAAGAATGACCCTGCGAACGGCTTTCTTGTATGACTTTGTGGCGGTCATGTTAGTTTCCTCCGAGCTGTGCGGGATCGTGGAATGAACTCAAGATCTCGAACGAGGTGAAGTCGAAACCGATATCTTCTGTCAGGAAATCGGCATCGGCATCCAACTGGGCGAGGCTTCCGCTGTTCAGACGGCAATTGTAGAACACAATCGTCTGAATGCCGACGGATGTCGCCGGATCGTTGTTCGTAACCTGCAACGTGAAATAAGGAGGCGTGCCGCTCGTCATGTAGTCACGCACCATCTGTTTGAATGTTGGCGTGCCATAGACAATCGTCATCGAACCTGTCAACTGGATACCAGTTGTCTTTTTCTGAACAAGGCGAGTGCCGACAACTTTGAAATCAGCAGAGTCAAGGCTGTAATCGACCTTGACGTTCTTGCAGCCGAAAAGCTCTTTCTGGCTGCCGTTCACTGTGATAATCGCACGGCCCTCTTTTCCGTTTAACGCATCGCGTTCAAGCAAAAATGACATGTGTCACCTCCACGTTAAGAAATGGTGATGTTGATGTAAATCTTTTCGATACTGTCAACGGGCTGACAATAAATTTCAATCGTCACGGCGTCTGAATCGACTCCCTTCTCGACATTAACGTCGTCAGCGATTACGTTCTGTAGCGCACGATTGCCCTGATAACGATTCATAAGGTTGAGGATTTCGGCCTTAAGCGATTTGCGGCCCTCTTCGTCGTTGTGAACCGCACCGATATAATAAAGTGCGAACGCCTTGTAAATGTCATTACAGAGGCCAAAGATTGTGCGGATTACGCGGTTTTTGCTGAACGCCTTACCCTTTGTCGGGGTATAGCTGCGGAACGAATTGATATCGGTAAGAACCTGAATGTTGTCAAACTGTGCGATAAGCGAGAACTGGCCACCTGCGATTGCGGCTTCCTGCTGAGATGAACTCAACACAGGATCAACCTCAATGGCATCCGGGTAAGAGGCGAATGTCAAAGACTCGAACGCATTTGCACCGGCGGAAACACCACCAACCCACCACGTGAGTTGTTCTGGCTTGAGCTGTTTGCCGTCAATCAGCGTAACTTTCTGGGGATACACAGAAATGACACACTCATTGTTCGCGGAATTGTAATCGCTCAGAACGGCCTGACACTTAATGCCTTCCTTGTTTGACAAGTCGATCGCGAAATCGGCAAAAGCCTTTTTCATTACAGCATCGGTTCCGTCATAAATGACGACATCGAACTTCTGCAACGAGATGGCAGTTCTGAAATCACTGTACGAAGTATCAAGAGGATCGCCGTCTGCACCACCTGTCAACGGAGCTCCGGTTGATGTCGTAATTGCACCCGCACCACTGAACGTAATGTAGGGATTCGGAACAAGGCCAGAAATTGCAGTCACATCCTGAGTATCAACGAGCTGACCGTCGAGAAGCGTCTGAACAATGTAGTTCGACGTTGCGCCTGCTGTAATGACAATCGAAAGACGATTGCCATAAGAGCCTGGGTAATTTGCCGTTGCGGTAAGATTGCCGACCGTAACAGACGCGGTGCCGACAGTTGATTCTCCACCGGACAGTGTATCTGTGCCGGCACTCAAAGAACCTGTGCCGCTGAACACAACATAATCGTTCGCAGTTAAATCCGAAATTGCGGACGCCGTCTGGGAATCGACCTTCACACCGTCATAATTCGTGGTGACGGTAAATGGGGCACCGGAACCTACCACAGAAACAGAGATGAGATTTCCATCCGAACCTGCATTTACGGCTTCAATGTCAAGATCGCCAATTGCACCAGACGCCTTAAATGCCGTGCCTTCTTTCTCTTCAAGCGACCAGACTAACACTTTGGTTGCGCCCTGTGTTCTGCTCGAACCGGCAAGGATCTGACGCAAGAAAAGCATTTCATCAGCCGTGATTGGATAACCAAACTGCTCGGTATCCTCTGGGGATTCAACCGTGTAAAGTTTCCCTTTCTGGCCCCAGTTTAACGGACGGGCAATCGCAACAACGCCGCGCTCACCCATTGTGGCCAACGAAGACGGGGATGATTTGTAATTGATGTAAACTCCGGGGCGGAGTTTGTTCTGATCAATCCATGTACCACCTGCCATGTTTTGTTCCTCCTACTTTCTGTTAATATACGCTTCAACAAGCGTCTTTGCCTGATTTAAGGTATAGGCGTTTTCCGGCAACAAAGCCCGAAGCATGTACTTGTCGAACCCGTAGTCTTTGAAGGGCTGCATCTCGATGAGCGTGTCACGAAGATAAATCGGCTCTTCGGCTGCCGGTTTCGTTTCATCCGGTTTCGGTTCATTTTGTTTTGCTTTGTTCTTACTCATGTCGTTGGCTCCTAAGAAAAAGACTCGAAATCAGTATCGCACGCAAACCTTGTGCGTGCAACAGAAAATCAACCTCTAAGTGTTATTGTGTTTGACGGATCCCAACCGAGTGAGACGTCTTGTGTGAAAATCGTTGTGTTTAGCATGATTCCTATTCATATAAACACCACACATTTTCAACAGTTTATTGTGGCGGCAAATTGCTACCACCGCTCCATCCGATGGTGAGCATAGAATTGAGTACATAAAATGCGCCGTCATCCAACAAAGTGTTAGCTGCGGACGGAACATAGCGGAACAGATCCGTGTCGAGTAAACCTTTGATACCATCACCAGGAACCACACCGTTTGTCTGAAGATCCCCTGTCTGAATGTAACAAATAAACGGCATCCATCGTTTTGTGTTGTTCGCTGTTGAATAACTTATGTAGGTGTTTCTGTAAAATGGCAGATTAGCCGGAAAGTAACTAACAACCGTATCGGATGTGTTGCCAACCCACGTGCCATCAGATTTGGCTATACTGCTCATTCCTCCCCAATATGGAGTTGAACTTGTGGATGCATCTGCATTGTACTTAGCGATAACACTCGGACTGTTACCATAAGAAGAATAGTTGACTCCCCCTGCCTGAGCGGTGCTCGAATTATTAGAGTTTGTATATTCTTGCACATTGTAACATCTAGAGAAGTAAATCACGCCATATCTTGCAGAAGCCAACGCGTCATTCTCATGCGCAAGTTCTCCTAGCACACGACCGACGGCGAGTTTAAGGATTTTCTGAATTAAAATCACAATGCAAAATGGGGTGGAAAGAACACCATATCTATACACTGTTCCGGATATGTTACTTTGACTGATTGTCCCTGTAAAACTTGAATATGACGGGTAATTGGTAACAGTGCAAGCCAATCGCGTCGCACTAGACGGGACGGACAAAGTCACATCAGTAGAAGACGGCGCAGTAAATTCGTCTGTGCTGCCTTCCGGAATTATAGATAGAATAAGGCCATTCAATCCAATTTCTTCGGTATTTTGTTCCGAATTGTATGCCGTGAGAGAGCAACTCTCCGCCGCCGCAATTCCGCCGGATGGCGCACGCCCATTGTAAGACACAAATAATTTGCAGCCAGATGTGGTGTTTCTTAAATATAGCCCCGGCGATTTAATACTACTGGACTTCGTCGGGATATTAACAAACGCCGTTATTGTTGCGTTCTTTGCTGTGTCAAGCGTCCATCCGGTGTCGGCGTCGATTAACGCTTGCGCAATACCTTTAACGATAAATTCCTCTCTCTGCCGTATTAACGCGTTCGTTGTCCCTTGCGGAAAGTCCGACGACTGACCGGTAAATACTAACTCTGAATACTTAAACCCCATACCATTCCTCCTATATGCTATTCGTTGTTAAAGGCATCTGTATAGCGGCTTATGCCGCCACGTTCTTCAAAAGATACGAACCCGATATCACCCATGCTAAGCCGCTCTAACATCTCCGATCCGCTTATTTCGCCAGTAAGCGATATTTCATCCATTCTCTGACGGTTCCAATCTATAAATATCGCACGGCTGCCCGTTTCCGTGATTTCGGTTATGATTGGAAACGGCGGAACGATAACCTCAAAAATCAAATTAGCCACAATGTCGGCGTTTGGCGTATAGCTATCACCAAATGCTCCAATATCCCATTGTGACGGTGCATAGGTTGTACCTCCCTCAGTCCATTCACCAGTAACAGATGGCAATACAACCGATTCACCAGGACGAACTGTTATAGGCAACGGTAAGTTGATTGCAAATGATGGATGGTCCGGGTTGGCAAATGTAATGGTAACTAACTTCAATGATTGCCACATCAAATTTGCATCTGTGTTCTGATTCAGAACGAACTTTGAACCAAACGCGCCAATGTCCCATTGAAGCGGCCAATAAACATAACCATCGTCCTCAAATTCCTGATGTGCAACCGTCGGAAGCGTGATTTCTTCACCCTGATAATCTATAATAGGATCAGGAATATCTACATCAAATTGCGGATACGTCGTGTTTGCAAAAGAGACGACAAATTGTTGCAGCTCTTCCCACAAAAGGTTTGCAACCTTATCTTCATCCATTTTGACAGATGAACCAAACTCTCCTATGTCCCATCGAGACGTTACCCACGTCTTTTCGTCTTCTGTATGCTTGCCGGAAACGGAAGGCAATTTGACAAACGCATTGGCACTAACGACGATATCATCCGGCAGCTCGACAGTGAAGTCAGGATGGTCTGTGTTCGTGAATGACAGTGTGTAAAACTCTGGCTTTTGCCCTTTGAGAAAAACTCGAAGATCCTCGATAACTTCCATGTATGGAATAACAGGTTTCGGGCCTTTGCTCGCATAAAGCCGTAGCGTCGTTGAATACTTCAACGCATCAAGCTCTAATCCCCACGATCGATCAAGCACATGAACACAAGCATCAGTGCCAAAAATTGGCAAATATTCCAACTTATCATCAAGCTGTTCGGCGATAGCACTGTACTGATCATAAAGACGTGTCTGATTCGATTTGAGCATGTACCAGATATCAATCTGATACACGAGAGTCCACCTGCCGATACCCTTTTGCAGCTCAACTGGCGAACGATGGACAATGAACCATGCCGGATAATACGTGCCCTGCTGATTCGGGTTGTCGTAGATGTTCGCGTTTTCGTCTATCGTGCGAATGACTGACGCATAGCTCGCATGGATAAGTTGTGTCGTGATTTCAATGCTCATTGCCGAATGCCACTCAGTTAATCCACGTTCAATCCACAGGGTGTTAAATCGTGTGGCCTGTGTATTTGACTGTCAATTGAAACAAAACGCGCAGAGGCGATTCTGTGGGCATTATAGAGCATTCGCCCAAAAAGCGCTAATCAATATCGTCAAGATCGAGAATTTGTTTCGCAAGGTCGTCGTTCATCTTCTTGAAAGACTCATTGAATGCTTTTATCGCCGGGCCAACCATGTCTACGCCTTTGACGTATTTGGTCTTTGTCCCAACAACCATACCGAACATTGGCTGTGCGTGATTCGTTTCGTATGAAATAGTTCCCATCCCGTCAACATAAAGCCAGGGAACGAAATGCCTTGTCAAACGGTGCCCGTTCTGAACATAGCTCGCGTACTGCATATCGTTTGTGAGAGTCACAGTGCCGACGTAGTTCGAGCCTTTATCTGCTGCAATAAATCGAGATTCCCAGTGGGCCGATAATTCCCCGGTAATAACATTAAAGCCGCGAGGCTTTCCATCACCCGGATGAGGGGTGTGTTCCTTCGCGGCTAAGGCCATTACATCACAGGCGTCTTCGGCGTTCTTTTTAAGGCCCGCTCTGAATTTCTCAATCGCAGACTGGGACTTTTTGCCTAACGCCTTGAGCTGTTTTGCGAGTTTGTTGTCTATGTGCTTCGGCATGACTACAAATTGCTTGCGATGTTCGTTAATGCGATGTTCCTAACGAGTGTCAATATGGTTAAAACAGTCACCTTTACTGGGGTTGGAAGCAACGGTGCTGCCGCAACCGCAAACTCGTTTCCGTTCTTGGCAAGTCGTCTCAAGTCTGAATATGCCAAAAGGTTGTAGGCGAGGTTTCGAGAACTCAAGATAATGTCTATCTTTATGAGTGTTTTCAACAGTTTCGCAACGACGGGATGCTCGTATCTGAAATCATTTAAAGCGCGATACACTTTGCGAATAAGGCGACTGATTAAACCGGCTTTTCTTCTGGTTTCATCGTCGAGATAAAGCCGGTATGAATCTCTGATCGCATACCGCATGATGTTTCGCTGTCGAACAGCATAAGCGTCGTTGTATCTCATTAGTTGTCTCCTATAACCCGGTCGTCAATGAGTGCGATTTGCATGTGTTCGAGGTCTGGACACACGCCAGCGAATGGTTCTGTGTAAATGTTTGGTGGCCCGGCAATATACCGTTCGTCTGGGTTTATGTGTCTACCGACATTCGCACCGCGATGAATAATAATTTCATCCCCGCCTTTGACATCATAACCCAACTCACAACAGAGCATATTCGACTTGCTCACTGTTGCAGCGGTTTCAGACATCTGTGGCTGGTTTGTGTTATTCTGATATGCACGGCACGGAATACCAGACAGAACCTTTTCGCGGCTCTGTTTGGTGATCCCGTTCTCAATCGTTTTCACGACACGATACGAATCGAACGTGTCGGTGTACATCTGTACCAAGCGATAGTATGCCATGACTCTTTACATGCTGCCTTTCAGGTTTCTCACGTCACGACCTAAACGGTCAATGCCCATCTTCTCTTGAACACGAGGATCGCTTAAAATTCGATCCATGCGTTGGAGCATGATGTTGTTCGGCATAACCTTCAAAAGTCCCTTGACGGTGCGGCAACGCTGTAAACGCTGTTTGACAATCTGAGCGCCTTTCTCTGCGTCTTCATTATAATCAACCGTCCGGGGTAGTTCATTGTCAAGGGACTGAATCGTCATGTTGACGAAGTTTTTCACGAATTTATCTTCGGTAATGGTGCCGTCGAGAATTTGCTGCAAGATGCGACGGTCGGCAATCTTGTTGTAAAGCCAAGAAATGCCTTTCCCGATGATCTTTCCTACAATAACGCCCGCAATAGTTCCAATGCCTGTACCGGCCAGAATTGCGGCCACCTGTTTAACGTCTGCATCCGTATAATAACGAACGGCTGCGCGAGTCTGACGACGAATGTATGCGTCGAGATGTCTTTTATTCATAGCTTACTCCTTAAATGTCCCAAACATGGTTCGGGTTGTTCAGGTTCTTTTTAACTTGTGAGGTGCTTGAAAGTCCGCCGAATCCGGCAAACTTATGACCACCCGGCTTTCCGCCGGAAAAAGTTTTAGCCTTTTTGGCAACTGCGGGGGCGGCTGATTTTGCGGCAGACGCGACCTTCGATGCGGATGCCATTCTGTTTCCAACGGCACGACCTACTTTTCGCCCCAAAAGACCGAGCGCTGTGGCACCGGCTATGGACCCACCAATAACGGCAGCACGCTTTAACGCACTAGGACGTTGAAGTTGTTTCTTTTGGCCAGGCTTTGCGCCGCCGCTACCACCTTTGAGTTCCTGCACATACTCAGGATCCCTAGCCATGACGTGTTGGCCTTTCTTCATCCCTTTTACGCCGGCGTCATAATAGGTGTCGTAGAACTCGCACCAATATCGAACACGACCGTCTATAAACCGTCTTAACTTTACACTATTTGTCATGGCACCCAAGCTCCACCCATGCACATCATCTTTGCGAGTGATGCGTATTGTTGTCCGTATGCAGTTAAATTCCACTGCCCCCACATACCTGTTAATTGCGTGGCAGTAGATGTATCATAGCTAACAGAAGCATCACCCAAAGTTGCACTCGTTACGATTCCAAGCAAAGTGCCGGAATCAGCGGCCTGAGATATGGAAGAAGAGCCCTCCGGGCTGCCTTTGATTGTTTTCAAATATAAGGTTGCGAAGTGTGCAACGAATAACCCCGCCGCAAGACGCCACATCTCACCCCATCGATCCGGCGATACGGTGTCGTTGCACATACGCAAAAAGGTTTGCATCATGGCCGAGGGAATAAAGTTCTCGCCTGTGTCTTTGTTTTTGAACGGCGGGTAATCCTCAAGGAACATCGATTCCGTATAGGCCCCAGGAACGCCATCAACAATGCCACTGGCTAAACTGCGAAGACTGGCTACTCTAGCCCTATCCATTGGCCACATGATGCAACCTCAATAATTAAGCCTTACCAATACTGGCGGGCAGTTTACGAAGGTTCGAGACAACCCATCCAACGCGTTTAACGATATCAGGCATAACACCCTTGAAATCGCGATAGGTCATGTCTTTCGACAGATTCCCTGCGGCGGCACCGAGGGCTTTAAGTTCACGACTGAGGTCTGTTACGTAACGACGGCCAAGACGTGTCAAATGGGCCTTATCGGAAACATCACAGAAACGACGGTCAATACGGCGAGGACGACGCATCATTTCGCGGCGAACACTCTTGCGAATGAGGCTATCAATGTAACGCTTATTCATGTTTCAACTCCCTATTTCTTGCCTTTTTTGGTGGCTTCTTGTTTTACCATTTCTTCTTTTGCAACTTCAAGATCTAACGCCTTTGAATCGACATGAACGGTAATTTTACCGCTATCACAAAGGGCACGGAAATACTCGTTACGGGAAACCCATTCCGGGGGAACAACGATGTCACCATTTCTGGCTCCCCATTTTTCGCCGGATTTATCTTGAAGTTCAAAACTCTGCTTAACGTGAATAATCATTTGGTTGCTCCTTTTAAAATGATTAGCCCCTTTCGGGGCCAACCATTAGATTCCGTCGTAGTAACGAATGGTCTGGGTGTAGAAGAATTCGACTTCGGACAGATTCGCCATGTAAAGCGAATCATAGCACTGATTCTCAGGCGAGGGCGAAGTCATAACACGCGACAGAGGCGCGAGTTCTTCGACTGCAAGGAACTGCTCGTCATGGACATAAACAACCATACGGTCGCTTGAACCAGTTCCGGCACCCTTGCACCAAGGAACGCCAGCGATTACGAGCTTGACGTTGTTCTTGGCGGCAACGTTGTTTTCTTCCAGATAGGTGAGGATCGATTTTTCACTAATCTGAGAAACCGGCTGCGTTGCAATGTAATTGAACTGCTCATGCGGCAGAATGATATGATTCGGCATTGCACGGAGGTCATAGCCTGCGGCAGACCAAACATCATTGATGGCCGTATTGATATCGTTCAGGATTTCCTGTGGCGTTTTATGTGCCCAATCACGTGCCGTACCACCGGCATTCATTGCAACCTGAGATGCAACGATATTGGCGTTGTTTACGAGGCCGGAAGAACCGTACTGGCTCAAACCCTGATAAACGTTCGCGTCCATGTGCTTGTCATAAACCAAACGCACACCATCGGTAAGAAGTTTGTCGAGGGAACGGCCAGTTACCTGAGCGCGCATCATATCGACGAACTGGATACGCATTGTGGTGTTGAAGACGTGGGTTTTGTACACGTCTTTTTCGAGGTTCATCTGAACCAACGGAGAAGCGTTTGCACCGGCGGCCTGAACTGTGCCGTTAGATGCACCACCAGTCACACCGTAATCGATGTTAAGATTCGAGGTGTGATCAACCCAGCCACCACCCGTCTTGATAGGAATATCACGGGCATACGTGAAACTGGTCAAAGGAACGCGAACCAATGGATCACGTTTTTCGAGTTCTGAAACGAGGAACGAACCGGCGGTTGCAATCGCACCGTCTGTGAAACGGTTAATCACATTCCCATCACGGAATGCGCGTTTCATGTTGCTAATGCTAAAACTTGTACTGGAACCCGGTGCGTAATTTACGTTGTCGGCACGAAATGTTCCCATCGACTGATAACGACCCATATTTTTTTCTCCTTATGGTAAAGTGTAAAGCCTAAATTAAGCACCAATGCCGGTGAAGATAACGAGTTCTGCAACGCCGTTGGCATCTTTCGGGCCACCAAACTGACAGTTGTCGAGTTTAATCGTGTTCGTGGAATCGGCTGCGCATTCAATGTCACCAACCTGTTTGGTTCCACTAGCAACGACGCGAACGTAAACATCACCGTACAGAGCCGGGGTGCCGTCTGCGACATAAACGTTCACACGGCCAACCTGGAAGCAAGAAACGGGTTCATTGACTTCATACTGGCCAGCGCTGTTCTGTGCGAGATAGTTCGCGGCGCTCTGAATCTGGCGAGCGGCAATACCAACGAACGTACCAGCGGTAAGAGTCGCGTCTGCGGCTTTAACGCCACCGGAAGCCTGCATCAGAACGGTTCCAAAGGGAATGGCTGCCGTGCCGACGTTTGGTTTTGTTGTGATAACCATGTCAGGCTGTCGTGCGTAAGAACCTGCATAGCCGTGATTCATTTCGAGACCGATTGTTTTTCCACTCATTTGTTTTCTCCTTTCGTAAAATACGCCCTGTTAAGGAATATTACTTGCCGCTCTGCTTATGCGGGTTGAAAGAGTCGTAAATCGCCTGCTGTCCTTTGGCGCTCATCTGTGTCTGAACTTGGGCCATTGAATCGCGTTTCGAGCGGGCGTTGCGTTCGATTGTTCTCATAATGTCGCCCATCTGGGATTTACTACAGAAGGCTTTATAAATGGCGTCCTGAACCGACTTGCGTTCCTGAGCATTGGTGATGCCACGGGTAGCGTTTACGATTTCACGAAGGGCGGCATCTTTACGGGTATCAAGTGTGCTGCCCTGAGACATCTTCTGTTCGACTTCATCGGTCGGCATGACATCGACATCATCGTCGTCTTCGATAACTTCTTCGTCGTCATCCTCTTCGAGTTCGTCATCTTCAATGGCGTCGAGTTCGTCGTCGTCCTCAACAGAGGGGTCGAAGTCGTCATCGTCACCAATGAACTCCTCATCATCGTCGTCGCCGATAAATTCTTCGTCATCGTCGGAAACGATAGCGTCGATTTCTTCGTCGTCGTCACCGATAGGCTCTTCGAGGTCATCATCATCTTCGAGGGGTTCGTCGTCTTCATCCTCGAAAAGTTCTTCCTCGGAATAGTCGTTAATGATTTCGTCATCATCGTCTTCAATGGCGTCAAGGTCATCATCGTCACCGATGAAATCCTCGTCATCATCTTCGGCCATGAGTTCGTCATCATCTTCAAAAAGTTCTTCTTCCGAGTAATCGTTGATCATTTCGTCGTCATCATCTTCGACTTCCTCGAAATCGTCGTCGGCCATGAGTTCTTCGTCGTCGTCTTCGGCGATAAATTCCTCACCGTCGTCGCCGATAAACTCATCGTCATCGTCTTCCATGATTTCGTCTTCGTCTTCGATAACCTCAAGATCATCGTCCTCGAAAAGATCGTCATCAGAATACTTACCGCCGCAAGCATCCATCAACTCGTCGTCATCGTACATGCCGCAATCCTCCAGTTCACTGTTGATCATGATATCGTCATCGAACAATGCCCCAGACTCAGGATCACTGTTCTTGAACCTTCTTTTTATTTCTCCGAACCGGCGGCTTGTTTTGGTTCCGAAGTTTTCGGCAGCACCTCTTGCTCTGGTTTTGGCATTCGCAAAGGCATTCGAGGCCTTAGCGCCAAACTCCGTCGCACGATTGCGGACATTCGCCGCGCGTTCGCCGAGATTGCTTTTCATTGCACCAAGTTTAATGCCTGCATTGCTTGAAGCAAGTCGAGCTAATTTCCTCTGACGGATGCCCTTATTCATGCCCATCAATGCACCGGTTCTTAATGCGCTTCGACCGGCACGAGTGCCGAGTAACGCACCTGCGCCAAGAGCGGCGGCACCGGCTGCAATCTTTTTACCGGTACTCATACCACCCTTTCGCGGTTCTTCTTTTACGTGTTTACCTTCCATGACGTGCTGGCCTTTTTTCATGCCCTTAACGCCATAGTCTTGTATAAGCTCGTCGTCGTCGTCGAGCATTTCGTCATCGTCTTCGATGGCGTCAATGTCCTCGTCTTCGAAAAGCTCTTCTTCTGAATAATCGTTAATCATTTCGTCCTCGTCTTCCACAATCTCGTCGTCGTCGCCGAGTTTACGAAAACGATACGGGTTTCCTGCCTTGAAACGATACTGGTTTCCTTTCTGAAATCCGCCGGTATGCTTCATGCCTTTGACGCCGTAGTCCTGAATGAGATCTTCATCTTCGTCAGTAAGATCTTCAACATAGACCTCGTCATCATCAAGAATCTCGTCTTCGTCTTCATAACCACAGGCGTCTTCAAAGAGTTCGTCCTCGGAATAATCGTAAACCGCTCGTTTGTCTCTGATTCTCACTTTACTACCCGCCCTTCCGCTGTTTACAACGGCAACATGGTTTCCACGAATCTTTGTCTGGCAAAGTTTACCAGACGCATCACGCTTTTCTTCTGCATAGTAGCCGCATGAAATTTCACGCTTGCCACTAAGGATTGAATTTATCAGGCTTGGGTCCGTGATGTAAAGGTCGGCGAGAACCTTGTTTGAATCCTCACCCTCGCCGGGGTGAACATTCTGGACGTGACCGCAAGCATAGCGGGTATAATTGTCAGGAGTAACGTCTTCGTCTGGATGCTCGTTTGTAACCGGTTTGCCCTCAAACGAGGCCAGAGAACGAATATCAAACACCTCGGTCGCCGGTCTGAAAACCGGAATAATTTTGTGCCCGTTGACGGGGTTTTCCATGATTTCGGATGCGAGATACTCTTGGTACCCGGTGCGTGAAATCGGAACGTCT